TAAAAAGGTAACCGCATCCGAGATCAACTTCTTGGATAGCGAAAAATTCGTTTCATTCACTCACCAAGCTGATAGTTCGACCACTGGTGTCGCAAATGGTGTATTGCCAGCAGGTTCTATCTATCCAAAGAACGATGCAACGGCAATTGGTGTGACCATCAATGATGTTGACATCAGCGAAGGCCCTCAGCCGGTAGGCGTCATCGTTGAAGGATATGTGAACGCAGCTCGCTTGCCAGTCAAGCCGTCAGCTGATGCTATCACTGCGCTGAAAGAAATCAAATTCAGCCACGTTTCTGACTAAGGAGGATTAACCTATGCCAGCTATTTTAGATTTGTTTAATCAAAAGACGGTACTTGATTACGTTCAAAACCGTCAGTACCCGCAATTACTTGGGGACACCTTGTTCCCTTCGGTTAAGATTGACCAACTGGACTTTGAATACCTGCGTGGCGGTTCTAAGACACCCATCATCGCGTCCGTTTCTGCATTTGACACTGAGGCAGAGATTGGTAGTCGTGAAGCGAGTGTTCAGGGCGCTGAACTTGGCTACATCAAACGCAAGATGCAGCTTAAGGAAAAGGACCTGATCGCATTACGCAATCCGCGCACGCCGGCTGAACAGAACTACCTGACCAGCCTTGTGTACAACGACTTGGATGTGCTGGTTCAAGGCGTCTATGCCCGTGTCGAGAAGATGCGGATGGAGGCACTCGCCACTGGTACAATCAGCATTGACGAGAACAACATGAACTTTGACGTTACTTATAACGTCCCGGCAGAACACCAAGTAACCGCTGCTACTTCTTGGGATGCTGATGGTGCTGATCCGATCAAGGACCTGCAAGACTGGTTTGCATTGCTCGACTACGTGCCAACACGTATCCTGACTTCTTCCAAGGTACAGACTGCCCTGATTCGGAGCAAGGCATTTGCTGACTACTTCAAGACGGCAGGCCTGTTACCTAGTGTTGGCAGTCTCAATGCGGTTATGCAGTCGTTCGGCTTGCCAACCATCGTGACGTATGATGCCAAGTACCGCAAGCAGGGAGCTAACGGTATCTATACCGTTGAACGGTACTTCCCAGAAGACACCTTGGTAGCATTTGGCGATG